AATTACAATTTGATTTGGATAATTCTCTTAAAATTAATTCTAATTTAGAACTTCAAATAGGAGATTATGATAAATCTATATTGAATTATCAAGACCAAATTAAACTTTGTAATGAACAAATTAAAATAAAAGAAGATATGATTAAAACAATAAAACCAAAATGGTATCATAATAGATATCTTTGGTTCTTTGGTGGTGTCTTCCTTACATCTGGTACTGTTTATTTAGCAGGCCAACTGGACTAAAATGAGTAAAGACCTAAAACAAGCGATACAAAGAGAATATCTTAAATGTGTACAAGACCCTGTTCATTTTATGAGAAAGTATTGTACAATTCAACATCCAAAACACGGAAAAGTTAAATTTGACTTATATCCTTTTCAAGAAAGATGTCTAACAGATTTTAAAGATAATCGTTATAATATAATCCTTAAAGCTCGTCAATTGGGTATATCAACTCTTTCAGCTGGGTATTCATTGTGGATGATGTTATTTCATAATGATAAAAATATTCTTGTTATTGCTACTGGTAAAGATACTGCTAAAAACCTTGTTACAAAAGTAAGAGTAATGTATGAAAATTTACCACAATGGTTAAAAACATCAACAGAAGAGGTAAATAAATTATCTATACGATTAAAAAATGGTTCACAGATTAAGGCAATTGCTTCTAATGAATCTGCAGGTCGTTCCGAAGCATTATCACTATTAATTGTAGATGAGGCCGCATTTATTGAAAGAGTAGATACAATATGGACATCCGCACAACAAACATTAGCAACAGGTGGTGATGCAATTGTCCTATCAACACCAAATGGCGTGGGTAATTGGTTTCATAAACAGTGGATTGGTGCCGAAGAGGGAACAAATAAATTTAATACTATCAGACTTCATTGGACAGACCATCCTGAAAGAGATGAAGTTTGGAGAAAAGAACAAGATAAGATTTTAGGGCCGTCACAAGCTGCTCAAGAGTGTGATACTGACTTCCTCACTTCAGGGCAATCAGTAGTCGACCCTTTAATATTAACTTGGTATAAAGATACAATGATTGAAGCTCCAATTGAAGAATTAGGAATGGATAGAGGTTTATGGGTTTGGAGACAACCTGATTATACAAAAGAATATATAGTGGTTGCTGATGTGGCTCGTGGTGATGGTAGTGATTATTCAGCTTGTCAAGTATTTGAAGTTGAGGATATGGAACAAGTTGCAGAATATAAAGGACAATTATCCACTACAGATTACGGAAACTTCTTGATTGAAGTTGCTACAAAATATAATGATGCTTTACTTGTAGTTGAGAACAACAATATCGGTTGGGCTACAATACAAACCATTATAGACAGAGGATATAAGAATTTATTTTATCAATCAAAGGATTTACAAGTGGTTGATGTTGAACATAATATAACAAACAAATACAGAGCACAAGATAGAAATATGGTTCCTGGATTTTCAACAACTGTAAAAACAAGACCACTTGTTGTGGCAAAAATGGAAGAATATACAAGAGAAAAATTAGTAAAATTACATTCCAATAGACTTATAGATGAATTATTTGTATTTGTTTATAAGACTGGAATTACAAATGCAAAAGCAGAGGCGATGCAAGGTTACAATGACGACTTAGTTATGTCTTATTCAATAGCACTTTGGGTTAGAGATACAGCTCTACGAATACAAAAAGATAAAAATGACCAACAATGGGCGACAATGAACTCAATGTTGAAGTCAAATGGAAATAAACCAGATGTAACACCTGGTTTTGGTAAAGGTCAGATTGGACAACCTAATTCAAATCCATATGAAATGGATATAGGTGGTGAAAAAGAAGATTTAACTTGGTTAATTAAATAAAAGAGGTAAAAAATGGCAGACAGTGAAAACATATTAACAAGACTTGGTAAACTATTTCAAAATAGTATTGTATTAAGAAAAACTCCAACTGGACAAATCAAAGTAAAAGATGTTGATTTTACACAAACAGCTCTAACATCTAATTTTATTGATAGGTATAATAAGATACATTCGGGTGGAAATAATATGTCATCTTATGCGGCAAAACAAAACGCCCAAGCATATGACATAGCTCGTAAGGAACTATTCAGAGATTATGAATTGATGGATTCAGACCCAATTATATCATCTGCATTAGACATCTATTGTGATGAATCTACGGTTGATAATATTGAAAATAGAGTATTGAAGATTAAAACAGATAATCCAGAAGTTGCTAAAATACTTAACAATTTATTTTATGATGTGATGAATATTGAGTTTAATTTATGGTCTTATATTAGAAATATGACTAAATATGGTGATTTTTATTTACATTTAGATATATTGGATAAATATGGTATTGTGAATATTAGACCTCTTTCAGTATATGAAGTAACAAGAATGGAAGACCATGACCCTTCAAATCCTAAACTTGTCCAATTTCAGTTAGATGACAATAACGAACTTTCACCAAGTTCAAAACCTGGAAAATTATTTGAAAATTATGAAATAGCTCACTTCAGAAATCTTGCAGATACAAATTACTTACCTTATGGTAAATCAATGTTAGAGGGTGCTAGGAGAGTATGGAAACAATTAACTCTTATGGAAGATGCTATGTTAATTCATAGAATGATGAGAGCTCCAGAAAAAAGAATATTTAAAGTTGACATTGGAAATATTCCTCCAAATGAAGTGGATAACTTTATGCAACAAATTATTAATAAAATGAAAAAAACACCTGTGATGAACTCTGATGGTGATTATAATTTAAAATACAATATGGAATCCATTACAGAAGATTATTATCTACCTGTTCGTGGAGGTGATAGTGGAACATCAATTGATACTTTACCTGGTTTAACAAATGATGGTGCAATTGATGATGTTGAATATTTAAAAGATAAAATGATGGCAGCATTAAAAATACCAAAAGCATTTCTTGGATATGAAGAAGGTGTTGGAAGTAAAGCTACATTAGCAGCTGAAGATGTTAGATTTTCAAGAACAATTGAAAGATTACAGAAAGTTATATGTGCAGAACTTGAAAAGATTGCTATTGTTCACTTATATACACAAGGATTTGAAGATGCAGAATTAATTAATTTTGAATTAGAATTAACAAATCCATCAATGATACATGCACAAGAAAAACTTGAACTATTAACTCAACAAACTGATATTGCTAATAGTTTGATGGAGAATAAATTATTATCTCGTGAGTGGATATATGATAATATATTTGACTTAAACGACCAAGATAAAGAAACAATATTTGAAGGTATTCTTGAAGATAGAAAACAAGCATTTAGATTTGAACAAATTGAAACCGAAGGTAATGACCCTGCTCAAACTCGTGAAGCTATAGGAACACCAGCAGATTTATCTGACAAAGATGATAGCGACGCAGGTGGTGGATTCCCAATGGCAAGAAGAGATGATTGGGGTGGTGACAGACGAAGTGGAACTGAAGAAAAAGAATATGGTAATGAATACAATGCTAAAGATATAAAAGATGCAACAAAGTACGAAAGAGAACGATATGGTAAACGAGAGTTTAAAGGTGGTTCTCCATTGGCTACATCAAAAGGTGGAACGATTGTTGCACGAGAAGGACTGTTAAACTCACTTAAACAGAAGTTCGGAAAAGATTTAGATAAACAAAGTATGTTAAATGAAGAAATTATTTTAGATGAAGAAGAATAAATATAACTTAATTAATAAAAACTTTATATTTATATATGAATAAATATACATAGATAGAACCAGTAAATGGAGATAAACACATGCAGAAAGTAAAGCATAATAAAATCCGTAATACAGGTTTACTGTTTGAATTTTTATTAAGACAGATAACATCAGATGTCTTAAATAAAACTAATGGTAAAGCGATAAATATAGTTAAACATAGATTTAATGAAAACACGGAGTTGGGTAAGGAATTAGCCTTATACAATATATTAATTAATAAAAAATTTATTGATGATAAAAAAGCAGAATATTTTATTAGTGAAGTTATGAGCTCAAGAAAGAATTTAAATAATTCTACTTTGAAAAGAGAAAGATATAATCTAATAAAAGAGATTCAATCACAATATAATCTTCAGAAATTTTTGTCATCTAAAGTTAATGATTATAAAACCTATGCATCTATCTATAAATTGTTTGAATATTCAAATTTATCTCCTGATGAAAAAACAGAATCATTTTTTAATATAGTTGAGCATGTGACAACTAATGACAAAAGTATTAAGTTATCTGAAACTGTTAAAATTTTACCAGATGATGAAGATTTAAGAATCCTTACTTATAAAACTCTTTTAGAGAAATTTAATCAAAAATATACAAAATTAAGTGGAATTCAAAAGAATCTACTTAGAGAGTATATTAATAATATTTCTAATACAAATTCATTAAAAGATACTTTAAAAGAAATTATAGTTGGTTTAAAAGAAGATTTACAAATACATTCTAAAAATCTTACAGATAAAGTTGTCAAGATTAAAATAAATGAAGCTATCAAATCTATTAACAAATTTTGTGGAATTGATGATAAATCAGATGTTGTTAAAGATGAATATGTTGTTCAAACAATGAGATATTTGGAACTTTTAAAGGAATTAAAGAAAAGTGGAAATAAAAACAAAAAAACACTTTAATGAAATTATTAAATCTTTAACTGAAGAAATTTTAGATGAAGAAGATTTAGATGAAATGACAGCTACAGGTAATGTAGATGGATATTCAACACCGTTCGTTTTTACTGGAAAAAAGAAAAAGAATAAAGATAAAAAGAAAAAAGTAGCTACAAACAGTACAGATTTTGAGATAGTAAAAGAAGCTCTTGATGATAAAGATTTAAAACAAATAAAAATATTAATTAGAAATGTTGTTGCTAATATATTAAGAGATATATGGCTTAAACGAACAACTTGGAAATAGGAGAAAATAAGTGGCCGAGAGAATATTAACATCAGCATATGGAACAGGTCCTGGAAGTAGAGTAAGATTAGCTAATACGCGAGTTGCTGACCCAGAAGTTCTTAGCATCGAAGATGTTGCGGGAGGTAATGGTGAAGGTAACGCGACAGCTTTATCATTGACGAAGACGGTATCGGCTGTTACCACTGGTACTAATTCATCACATGTTTCTTTAGCTGATGGTGTAACTGGTCAAGTTAAAGTAATTTGCCATAAATCAGGTGGTAGTACAGAGTTAGTTATCACACCCGCTAATTTTGCTAATGGTGCAACAATAACATCAGATGCTGCATCTAGGAGTATAACTTTATGTTTTGATGGAACAAATTGGCAAGTAATAGCTGGTGAGATAACTGGTACTCAAGAAATGGTGATAGCTGCACCATAATGGTGATAGCTTCATAATGGGAGTTTATAAATGGCAGAAGTAATATTAACATCAGGATATGGAACAGGTTTAACTGAAAAACAAAAACAAACCAAAGCTTTCGTTCAACATCCAAAAGTTATTAGTGTTGAAAATGTTGCAGCAGGTAATGGGTCTGGTAATGCAGCAGTTTTATCATTAAAGAAGACAGTATCATTTGTTACTACTGCTACTAATTCATCACATGTAAAACTTGAAAATGGAATACATGGACAAGTAAAAATTATTGTACATAAAACCAGAAGTAATACTACTGATTTGGTAATATTACCATCTAAAATATTTGGTGCTTCTGGTTTTACTATAACATCAAATGATGCACCAAGAAGTATTAAGTTCTGCTGGCACGATTGGTTGGGTTGGATGATAATAGCTGGTGAAATATCTGGTACAGCTGAAATGGTAATAGCATAGGAGATTAAAATGTCTAAACAAGTAATAGTGGATTATATACCTTTTGAGATATCAAGAGAACAAATCAATGAATCTATATCAGAGAACAATGGTAGATTAGTTGTAAAAGGTGTTTTACAAAGAGCAGAATCAAAAAATCAAAATGGTAGAGTATATCCAAAAGATACTCTTGTAAGAGAAGCTAAAAAATATGCAGAAGTTCAAATCGCTGAACGAAGAGCTTTAGGTGAACTTGACCATCCAGATTCTTCTGTTGTAAATTTAAACAATGTATCACATAATATATTGGAAATGCATTGGAAAGGTGATGATTTAGAAGGAACTGTTGAAGTTCTTGGAACACCAGCAGGGAACATTTTGAAAGAATTATTCAAAAGTGGAATCAAATTAGGTATTTCATCTCGTGGACTGGGTTCAGTTAAAGAAATGCATGAGGCTGATGGTGAAGATTCAGTTGAAGTTCAACCTGATTTTGAACTTATTGCATTTGATTTCGTATCAAATCCATCTACACACGGAGCTTTCTTATCACCAACAAATGAAGGTAAATTACACGAAGGTGTTGGGACAAGAGATGGTGTATGTTGCCACGATTGTAAAGTTGAAGAAATAATTAACGATATATTCAGGGGAGAATAGATGTGAGTAAAAAATTAACAAAAAATGAATTAAAAAAAATAGTAAGAGAAGAATTGATAAAAGAAGGATTCATCGAAGACTATAAAAAGTTTCAAGGGGAATATAAACAACATAATGATTCTCTAAAAGAAAAAGCTAAAGCTCTTAATGATAGAAAAAAACATATGAAAGCTGTTGGTTTAGTTAATCAAAAAATTTCAGAAATTGTTGAAACATTAAAAAAACTTCCTGCAACTGAAGTATTAGAATCTGTTAAAAAAAGTAATGGAAATAAATATCAAAGAGCAGTTGCTATGTTCGAAGATATATTAGAGAATACTAAAGGCTGGCTCAAGGAGAATCAGTAATGGATTATAAATCTTTAATGGGATATGGTGATAAAAAGAAAAAAGAATCTAAACCTAAACAAAATAAAGTATTAGAATCTAT